GTGAGCGCACCGCACGGCTGGAAACGCTGACCGAGTGCCGGGCGCGCCGAGAGTGTCCGAACTGCGAGGCGCGCTCGTGACCGAACGCGACGTGGTCGCCCTGACACTCTACGGCGAGGCCAGAGGGGAATCGCTGGAGGGCCAGCTCGCCGTGGCCTCCGTGCTGCTGAACCGGCGCGCCGATGGCCGGTGGGGGCAGACCTTCACGGCCGTGTGCCGCGCCCCGTGGCAGTTCTCCTGCTGGAACGTGACTGACCCGAACCGCGCCACGCTCGACCGGATGGCGGACGACCTCGAGCGCGGGACGTTGACCGACGCCGCGCTCCGCCGCTGTCTGTGGATTGCAGACGGTGTTGTGGCCGGTGTGCTGCCGTCCACCGTGAAACGCGCCACGCACTACTACGCCACGAGCCTCCGCGATACCCCACGCTGGGCGAAGAGCGGCACGCTCGTCGGGCGCGTGGGCAACCACCTCTTTTTCGAGCATGTCGCCTGAAAGGACACGAATGAATACACGCGAGAAGTGGTCAGCGTTCGCCGTCACCGGGTCGCTGGGCCTCATGATCCTGATGGCGCTCTTGGCGGTGGTGGCTGTCATCACGTCGGGCTGTGTGCCCGTGCGCCCGCCGCAGCCGCCGCAGCCGCCCACGCAGGAGCCGCCGCGCGTGCTGGTAGCCACCGTGCGAACGCCAGACGGGACCATCGTGCGCAGCGGAACCGGGACGCTAGCCGACGACTTCGGTCACACCGTCCCGTGCGTGTGGGGTGGCGACCGCCTGACCTGTACGCCTGCGGAGATCATCAAGCCGGGATGGCAGGCGTATCTCCGCATTAGCGACGTGCCTGACCTCGACCCGTACGAGCAGCGCATTCCGCAGTTGCCGTCCGACGCGATTACCGACCTGGGCGAGATTCACCTGGAGTCCGCGCACTACAACCCGGCGTCGGTGCCGCTCGAGCAGCTCGCCCGCATTCGTGGCGCGATGTGGACCGAGACGTGGGCGTGTGACCTCGGCCCGCGCCCGTGGCAACCGAACAACATCTGCGCCACCGATTTCTTGTGGAACTACAGCGAGGCGCAGCGGGCCGCGCTCGTGCAGAACCTGCGGAGCCTCGGCTACACCCACGCGGTGATTGGTCCCATCGTGGACAGCGACGGCTACCACGGCGCGTGGTCGCCGAACGATTGGCGCGGGAAGTTCGACCAGTTCCTCGACATGGCGCAGTACCTGTGGGATTCAGGCTTGGCCCCAGTGGTGTTCATCCACCCGGACAACTGGACGCTCGAACAGACGCAACAGCTCACGCCGCTCTTTCAGACGGAGCGAGCGCAGCGCCTGCTCCGCATCATCGTGCCGGCCGGCTGGGAACCCACGAAGTACGAGTGGTCGAACGCAACATGGACCGGCTACATGCAGTGGGGGCGGCAGACCTTTCCGAATGCGCTGATCCTGCTGCACACCGTCTGCGATGTGGACGCGCCGGTCGGGACCGATGCGCGTGGCGATGACAACGGACGCCCGAACGCGGAAGGGTGGGTCCGCATCGCGCCCTACCTCCACGGCTGGCTGACGCAGTCCTGCACCTTCGAGAACCCAGACGGTCGCGACGATCCGCCCTACACGAACTTCGAGAACTGGACGCGGTTGTTCAACCCGAACGTGCGCGGCAGCTACCAGGACCGCTTCCGTAACGGATACGCCGGATGGCCGCGTGGTAGTGCCTGGGGGCCGACCACGCCGCTGAAGGTCTACGCCGGGGAGTACATGGCCTATCCCGTGTTTTGGCAGGGCGGCAAGAAGGAGACGGCGCGGCAGTGGGGCGATGCCGCGATGCAGCAGGGCAGCGACGGATATCTCGATGGGGGCAGCGTGCCGGTCGGTGCCGGTCCGGTGCCGTGGCAGCGGTAAACCAAGGAGACAGAGACATGAAGAAGGCGATCATCAAGAACGTGCTGGCGCTCGCGCTCGGCGGGGCCATTTCCTCGATGGTGGGCGTGAAGATCGATCCGGACCACTTCGGCAAGTCCTTGAAGGAACTGGGCACGCAGGCGGCGATGGGGGCGGGCCTGACCGTCATCGGCCTGAACGTGCGCGCTCCGAAGGACGAATGAGCCGCAGACGGCGGTATGAGATGTCAGGCTGGTTCCCACTGCTGGCAGGGGCGCTGTTGGTCGCAGGCGCGTGTCATATGACATCGGCCGTTGCGATAGTGCCGTCGGCATCGGTGAGCCAGCCTGACCGCCTCGTGATTCAGCGTTTCCACGCGCAAGCTGATTGAGGAGTGCATGGCCGCGAAACCCCTAGCCCTCTCGGTGATGCGCGAGACGCTCGATGCCTACGAACGGCACCAGCGGTCGCGCCAGAACGCGGCGGCCGAACTTGGGCTGTCGGTGCCGACCTTCGAGAGCCGTCTCAAAGCCGCGCGCGTGGCCGAGCAGCTCGGGCGTCTCGCGCCGAAACCGTTCGATATTCCAGAATTACCGAACACTCACATCGACATCGACGAGCTGATCGCGCAGCGGTTGAAGAAGTTTTCGCAGAAGGCCACCGCGAAGGATGCGCGCAAGCTGATCCCGGTGCGCATCAAAGAGACCGGACCGTTCGGCGTGGCCATCTTCGGCGACCCGCACGTCGATGACGACGGCACCGACCTGCGCACGCTGAAGGCCCATCTCGACATCGTCGCGCGCACACCGGGGCTCGTCTGTGGCCAGATTGGCGACGTGAACAACAACTGGGACGGCCGATTGATGAAGCTCTGGGCCGAGCAGTCGACCAGCGCCGACGAGGCGTGGGGGCTGGCTGAATGGTTCCTGCGCAGCGTCACCTGGCTGTTCTGGGTGAAGGGCAACCACGACGCCTGGAGCCAGTCGCGCGACCCGATCCAGCGGCTGGCCCAAGAACTCGACGTGCTCTACGACAATCAGGTGCGCATCGCGCTGACCACACCGAAGGGCCGAGAGATTCGCCTCAACGCGCGGCACGACTTCCGTGGGCACTCGATGTGGAACTCGGCGCACGGCGTGTCCAAGGCGGCGCAAATGGGCTGGCGTGACCACGTTCTCGTGTGCGGCCACACGCACCAGAGCGGCTACCAGCACCTGCGCGACCCCATGACGCGCCTGATCTCGCACGCGATCCGCGTGGGCTCCTACAAGACGTTCGACCGCTACGCCGACCAGCTCGGGCTACCTGACCAGACGGTTACGGTGTGCCCGGTGATCGTGTTCCAGCCGCGCTTCGCTGACGACGACCCGCGGCTGATCACCGTGTTCAACGACCCGGAGGTCGGCGCGGACTTCCTGACGTTTCTGCGGAAGAAGAAGGCAGCCTGATGCCGGCCGTCGTGCGCTTCCAAGTCTCGCGCGGAGAAGGGGACTGCGCCCTGGTGGCCCTGTCCATCTACCTGCAGGTCGGCTATGAGGACGTGTTATCGGAAGCCGTGCGCGTCACCGGCGCCGAGCGCCCGCACAATCGCGGGCTGCACACGCGCGAGATCCGGCGCATCGCCAAGCGGCTCGGCACGACGCTCACGCTGCACCGGTCGTTCGACCCTGAAGAAGATGAGGGCATCGTGGGCTTCCTGCGCGACAGGGACAGGACCGGCCACGTCGCGTTCTGTAAGCGTGGGCTCGTGTGGGACATGGACGGGACCATCTGGGAGCTCGACGCGTATCTGGAGGCGACCGGCTACCGGGCCGTATCGCTGCTGGTGGCCGCGTGAGTCCGCGCGTGTTCCCGCTGCTCGTGGGCGTGCTCGAGGGCTGCGCGGCGGTGGTCTATGCGCTGAACCGGCAGTGGTGGCTGGCACTAGCCTGGGCGTGCTACGCGCTCGCCTGTGTCGGCCTGGCGATGAGCGGAGGAGAGTGATGGCCGAGTTTCAGCCCATTCAGGGCGTGACGGTGATCGGCGTCGGCTACCGCGCGGAAAGCGGCAAGTCGACCGTCGCCAAGCGGTGGATGCGGACGCACGGCGCCGAGCGTTTCGAGTTGAGCACGTACGTGGCTACGGTCGCCCGGGTGCACTACGGGATGCGCGAGCGCGACGTTGAGCGACTGATCGCCACGGGTGAAGGGCTGCGCCGCATCGACCCGCAGACGTGGACCCGCTGCGCCTACTACGACATCCAGGACAAGCGGCCCGAGATTGCGGTGATCCCGAACGTCAGGACGCGCGACGAGGTGGCGCTGGTGCGGGCGATGGGCGGCGTGCTGGTGCGCACACGGCGGCTCACGGCCGATGGTCGGCTCTACTTGTCGCCCTCGCGCGACCCGAACGGCAGGCTCGAGTGCGGCCTCGACCACTATCAGGACTGGGACCACTACATCGACGCCTCAACCGTCGAGCACCTGGTGGCGCAGGCCGACGACGTGCTCGCGCGGATTGTCGGACGCCATCATGCCGCCGCGTGAGGTGCCATCCTATGCGCTGCGACGGACCCGGATGTACTGCCCGGTGTGTCGGAAAGTTGGCACGGTGACACGCGCAGCGGATCTTGACCCGGTGCCGTGCCCGCGCTGCGCGGCGCCGCTGCTGGAATCTGACGGGCACGAGTCCGATGCCGCCGCGTGAGGTGCACACCATCTGGTGCCGCCACTGCCGCATGGGCTTTGCGTTGGCGAAACCGTGGCCGCCAGCGTGCCCGAACGCGGAGTGTGCACAGCGGGCCGACTGGGCTGAAGAGTCGCCAGAGCCGCGCGCGGCCTACAATCTGACAGCCAACGACCGGCGGTTGCTGCGCAGTTTCAAGATCGACCCGGAATAGTCAGTGGCGGTTGTAGTGGCCACAACCCCAGCGGGCGCGAATCCCGTCTGCCGCAGCGGTGAGCATCGCACGCCGCATCGGATCGTGTCGGGCCACCTCCAGCATCGCACCGGCGAGCTCGTCGAGCTCTTCGATGACATAGTCGATGCGGCGGTGCAGTTCTGCCGTAAATGGCTCTGGAGCCCTTTCTATGGTGTCTGCGATCTCCTGCTCAAGTGCGAGCAGTTTGCGCACTAGATCGGGTGTGTAGGTGATGGGTTGCTTCGTGCATTCCGAAAGGACGTATGCGGCGTTCTTAATGATCTCTTCGATGCTTTGCATGGGCGGGAGTGTATGCCCGGTTTTCGGAGCCGACGCGACAGACGTACACCCGTGAACAGCGGTGACACTGGATGACACTCCATGCGTCTCGTGTTTGCGCTTGACAGCATGTCCCGCTGACCGGCTGGGACTTCCACGCGCCCCGAGTGAAGCCGGGGACGCCCCGTGTGGAAGGCGGTCAGCGGGGCTACGCTGGCACCATCGGCTGGCACCAGTCGATTTATTCAATGATTTATCTAGGGCGCGTGTTTTCTGGCCGTGGGCTCATAACCCAAAGGTCGCAGGTTCAAATCCTGTCCCCGCAACCAACCTTTCCTAGCGAATTCCCACACATTCGCGATCGTTTCGCTTCGCACTGGCTTTCGGGCCAGTGCAGCAAAATCCAGCCATTTCTAGCAGGTTCCGACACCCACGGCTGGCACCAAACCGGCTGGCACCGGCTAGGCCAGCGTGAGCCGTCGCTTCGCCGTGACCTTCCGCAGACGGGCTGTCAGGATGGGGGCGTAGTGGCTGCGCGTCGTCTGGATCTGCGAGTGCCCGAGCACCCCCTGCACGTCCCCCAAGTCCGCACCTGAGAGCAGCAGGTCGATGGCGAACGTGTGGCGCAGGTCATACGGACGGACGCCCTTGGGCCAGCCGTGATCGTGCAGCACCTTCGCGGCAGTGGATGTATCGAACGGTCCCCACGCGTCCGCCTTGGCGAACGCTTTCCACGCGGCGATCATGCCGTCGTTCAGCGGGAGCGGGATCGGGTGGCCGCCCTTCGAGGTGCGGACATACCAAATGCGCTGGCGTAGGTTCACGTCGGCCGGCACGGCGCGGCCAATCTGCACAGGGCGCTGGCCGGTGGTGGCGCGCACGAGGAACCGCGCGTAGTGTTTCGCCACGCTGGGCGAGCTCGCCGCCGCGGCCTTGAGCCGCTTTGCCACGGCGCGAATCACCGCCACGGGGACCGCAGTCGGCTCCGGGCGCGGCATCTCCCCGAGCGCGATGTCATCCACGGGTGTCTTGGCCTTTGGCCCGTCAATCCCCTGGTAGCACTCGCGCAGTAAACGCACCCGGTGCCTGATGGTGCGCGGAGCGACACCGGCTTCCCGCCAGCCCGCAATCACCGTGGCGACCATCTCCCGGTCGATGATCGTCCGCGACCGCTTGCCGAGCACGGGATACCAGGCTCGCAGATGGCAGCGATCGGACTTGAAGCAGGCCATCCCCGCCTTCCGCTGAATCCACTTCTCGCCGTCCACCTGTAGCAGCCCACGCGGCAGCTTCGGACGCGCCTCGCGGTCCGTGTCGAGTTCGGCGCGTTTCTGGATCCGCCAGCGGCGCAGGATCTCGCGGTCCGTGTCGAGCGGCCAGCGGCCTTCCCGCTGCACCCCTGCGACTTTCACGGTGGCAGACAGACCGTAGGCGTCTTGGTAGATGCCTTCCTCGAGTCTGGTCCGCTTACCCCTCATACGACCTCAGAATCCAGTGCATCCAGCGAATCACCTGATCGGCGCGAGCGGGATTCCGCGCGATTAGCGCGTCAATTCTCCGGGGGAAGCTCTGGAGCGCCGACAAGGTGGAGGATGGCAATCGCCACCCGTTGCAGTAGTCGAATGTCTCCGGCGTCGGCGTGTCGCGCGAGTCCATCAAGGTTGCCCCCCGGCTGATTCTGAGGGGGAGGCGTGACAGGATAGGCCCCCGGTCGTACGCCCGATTCCAGTCGTGTCAGAAAGGTTCCGACACTCTCGCCGCTCGTGGCTTCGAGCCACTTCGCAATGAGATCCAGCGTGGGCTGCGTCTGGTGCTGCTCAATGCGGTACACGGTGGTCTTGTGGACGCCGATCTCGATTGCGAAGTCCTCCACTGACTCGCGACCAGCCGCCCGCCTGACATCTCCGAGCGCATTCCGAATGGCGTCCCAATCCATACCACCCCAATCGTTGCACGCACGCACCGCGCTGTAGCCCCTCACAAAAAGAAAAGTTGAGCGGGCGCAACTTTCCTGTTGACATAGGCGCATCAACGCACCTATAGTCGCATTCATGCAACTGAGAGAGGCGCGCAAGCGCAAGGGATTGACGCTCGATGCGCTGGCGAAGCGCGTCGGCGTGAACAAGTCCACCATCTGCCGGTTGGAGCAGGGCAAGACGCGTCCGATGCACGGCACCGCTGTCGCGCTGGAGCGCGCCCTGCGCGTGCGTCTGCACTTCGAGGCGGCTTAATCATGTCCCTCCAGCAGCTCACGCAGTCGGGCGGTGGCGAGCACGAGCTGGGCGCGGTAGACGCGCACCGTCTCGATCGCATCGGCCAGAGCCGCAGCGTGTGGCTCACGGCTGCGGATGCCGCGATCTACGTCGGGTGCAAGTCCACCCGCGCGTTCTATACCTGGCGTCATCGCAAGGGGCTGACCCCCAACGGACGCGGGTTTTACCTCCGACGCGATCTCGACCGGGCGATGGCCCTGCCGCGCAAGCGTCACCAGATGCATCCGGCCTCGATCGCCAATCTCCGGAAAGGGTGAAGTCATGGCGTCCACTGTCCACCCACACGAGGCCCACGCGCTACTTCAGACGCTGAAGCGCGACGGGTTCGACGTGGACGCCTCGCTCGACCGCTGTCTGCACGCGGTGGGCATGAAGCGCGAGACGTTCGCGCATCTGCTCGGGGTGAGTGGCACACGCCTCGCGCAGATGACGCACCACGACGGGCGGTTGTCGCTGCAAGCCCTCGGCGCGGCCACGCTGGACGCGGACGGCAAGCAGGTCGTCGCCGCCCTGGTCAGAGAGTGGGCGGATTCGATGGGACTGGAAGACCTCGACGCGGTGGCGCGGCGGTTTGCCGAGGCCACCGAGTTGATGAAGAAGCGGATGGCGCGGGCGACGTTGCGCCAGCCACAGACCTCACGCCGCACGGCGTGAACCGATGTTGCCGGGTGTTCGGTTCGGTCTCGGGGCGGTCCTCGCAATTCCGCGGGGCGCTCCACAGGAGTGAGTACTTAAGAGCCCATTCCGACACACACGAGAGCCCGGCGTCAGGCCGAGCACCCGGCTACACACAACGAGGCCCACGGGTGGAGCCGTGAGCCTCACATCACCGACGACAACACAGAGGAGAGACGTCGATGGCTGAGACCAAAGATACCACCACTGCCCGGCGGGTGCTGCCCATGCCGCGCTATGCCCCCGGCGAGGGCGCGATGGTGCGGAGCGAGCGCGGCGAGTTTGTGCGCCTTGATGACGTGCGGCTGCTGCTGGCGTGGCTGCGCGGGAACATGGCCGAGGCCGTGGGGCGGGTGCTGTGATGCCGCCCTTCGTGTTCTCCGAGTTCCTCGCCACCATGCCCACGCTGCCGTTGGCGCTGGCCTTCGTCACCGTCGCGGGTGTCGTGACCTGGCGGGTGCTGTCGCGCCGTGAGCGGGACTACCGGGCGCAGGTCCAGCGCGACCGGCTGCGCATGGCGGCGCTGGAGCGCGCCCGCTTCGAGGCGATCACCCGCATCCGCGCGAACCATGACAAGGGGGCCGCGTGAAGTCCCTGTTCAGCATGGCGATGAGCGAACTGCGGCCGGACGCCTACGCCATTTTGCGGATCGCGGACCAGTGGATGGCTGACTGCGAGACGGCCGACCAGGCCGACGCGATGCGCCGCGCGCTGTCGTCGTGGTCCGAAGACTTGAACTTCAAGGCCGATGAACTGGCGGCGAAGCGCGATGCGCTGAAGGAGACGAAATGAAGACCAGCGACACGACCACGAAGATCTTCGACGCCTTGGCGAAGGCGCAGGGCGTCCTTGAGGCGGCGACGAAGGACAGCACTAATCCGGCGTTCCGCTCCAAGTACGCCGACCTCACGAGCCACGTTGAAGCGATTCGGCCGGCAGCGAAGGCGCACAACCTGAGCGTGATTCAGGAACTCACGAGCGACGACAACGGCGTGGCCGTGGTCACGCGGATCTGCCACGCCTCCGGCGAGTGGGTGGAGTGTGGCCCGCTGTTTATCCCGGCGACGAAGCACGACGCGCAGGGCTTCGGCTCGGCGTGTTCCTACGCTCGGCGCTACGCGCTGTCTGCGGCGTTCGGGACCATCGCGGACGACGACGACGGCAACGCCGCCGTGCAGAGCAAGCCCGCCGCCCAGGTGCCGGAACCCATCGGGTTTAAGGCGTGGCTGGATGACCTGCGGGCGATGAGCGAGACGGCTGACCTCGACACGTTCCGAGACGGCTACAAGTCGTCCGCAGCAAAGCACCGCAAGTTCCTCGAAGAGACGCAGCCGCACACGCTCACCGCACTGGTGGACCGGGCGCGACAGAACGCACCACTGCCGGTGCTGTAGGAGACGACGATGGCCGAACCCAAGACGTATCTGAAGTGCAGCGCGAAGCTGAAAGCCAACGACTACGGCCAGCGCCTGCTGATCGGCGTGAAAGCCGACGACCTGATCCAGTTCGCGCGGGATCACGCGAACGAGCGGGGCTACGTGAACCTCATCGTGACGGAGCGGAAGGCTCCGTCGCAGTACGGCGATACCCACAGCGTCTATCTCGATACCTGGGTGAAGTCGTCCGGGCGCGAAGGCACCGTGACGACGACGCGGCAGGCCGTGGGCTATGGCCGTTCCGACGACGACGCGCCGTTCTAGCGGCTGGAATCGCTACTACTGGCATCTCGTGATTCCCGCGTGGTGTGACTACACCGGGTACGACAAGCGCGAGATGCACGAGGTGCTGGCGACGTATCTCCTGCCCGCCGTGGATGACGACGGGCAGATGACGCGCGAGAGCACCGCGCAACTACCGCCGGATCGCTTTGAGCACTACGTAGACGACTGTCGGCGCCTACTCGCGGAACGCGCCGACATCTACATTCCAGACCCTCACGAGGCGTTATGACTGAGAACCGCAGTTTTGACAGCCAGATGGACGACGCGCAGGCGCGGCACGTCGAGCGCGAAGCCGATGCGGTGTTCGTGCGGGACCGGGCGGCGATCGTGGCGGCGCTTTACACCTCGCTCCGGCCCCGCAAGCACGAGTCCCGCGCAGATGCAGTGGACCGAGTGGCGATGATGCTCTCGGCCGTGGAAGCCAAGCCCGATTTCCTGCTGTCACACCTGATTCCGCTGGCTGACTTCGCGGACTGGTACGGCTTCGACATGCTCGAAAAGGCGTTCGTGTTGGCACAGACGACGACGCCGGATCACATCAACACTCCGCTGGACGCAGACGGAGACACGTCATGGTCGTGAAATTTGCTGACATCTGCGACGGCTGCGAGGCGCGGAGCGACGACTACACCGCGTGGCCGACGTGCCGCGAATGCCTGGTGTCCGTCTGCCCGGACTGTTCAGCGCCAGGCACGTTGGTAAGCGACGACGGCCGCGAGAGCGTGATCTGCGGCCCCTGCACCGTGCGCGATCCGTGGGCCGATGAAGGCCAGAGCGATGCGCGCGAACTGGCGAGGGACCGCTGGTGAGTCTGTCTGACCTCCCCGTGCTCGGCAGCGTCTCAGGTGCGTCCCCGAAGCCCGCGAAGGGCGCCGACTCGAAGAAGCGCCGCGCGGCGCGGACGAGGGCGGGGCGTCAGTTCCGCGAAGCCGTGCGGCAACGGGACAGCTATCGCTGTGTGCGCTGCAACATCCCGGTGATGCGGACGGCCGATCACTGGCATCCCCGCGCGGCGCACGTTCACCACCTCCGAGGCCGCAATGTGGCCCCCGAGGATCGATTCAACCCTGACGCGGCGGTCACGCTTTGTTCCGTGTGCCACCGCAAGGAGCACCACCAATGACGGAAGTGATTGCCGGAGCGGTTGTGGAGCTGGCGCGTGTGGCTGTTGCGGCCTACGTCGTGCGCTATGCCGGGGAAGTGGCCCTGCTCTACGTGCAGCGACTGCCAAAAGTGCCGACCACCGAGGACGTGATCGACGCGGCCCGTGCGCGGGGTGTGGAGGTGCAGGCGTGAGCCACGAGCCCCAACCCCAAGCGGACGGCCACGCTGACTCGCTGGCCTACCGCGTCTCGGCGCTGATCGCGGACGCCCTGGACGTGATGCCGTTGGAAGTAATGCCCGGATGTGCGCTCAGGGACGACCTGGGCGCGACTGACCACGACATCGACCGACTGCGCCGGATGGTGGCTCGGACCTTCGACTGCTACGTGCCATTGCCCGACGCCGACGCGTGGCGTCAGGTGGCTGACGTTGTCACTTACGTGCATCGGAGGACCGCGTGACCGAGACCTTGTATCTTCAGTTCGAGCCGCCGCTGGAGTCACCTGGCGACCCCATCGAACAGGCCGCGCTCGAGTTTCATCGGCGGAACCCGCATGTGCTGCAAGCCATCGAGGCGGTCTGCCGGCGAGTGAAGCGCGCCGGCCGCAGGCGGTGGTCAATCAATGCCGCTTTTGAAGTCGTGCGCTACACCGCGATGGCGACCGAGGGGCGTACCTACAAGTTGAACAACAACCACCGGGCGGTCTATGCCCGCTGGCTGATGCGTGACGTTCCAGAGCTGCGCGGGTTCTTCGGCGTGCGCGAGTGCGGACGAGTGCCGCAGGCGTACGGAGAGTGACGATGGTCGGCTACACCAAGCTGTTCGGCTCCCTGCTGGCCTCGACCATCTGGCGCGAAGACGACAAGGTGCGGATCGTCTGGATCACGCTGCTGGCGATGGCAGACAAGCGCGGGATCGCGGAAGGGTCCATCCCCGGCATTGCCGACCTGGCCCGCGTGAGCGTCGAGGACTGCGAACGGGCGCTGGACCGGTTGCAGCAGCCGGATCGGTTTTCGCGCTCGACCGAGAACGAGGGGCGCCGGATTGCCCCGACCGATGGCGGGTTCCAGATCCTGAATCACGCGAAGTACCGCGATCGCATGTCGGTTGAGGAGCGCCGGGAGTATCGGCAGAAGTGGATGGCCGAGCGCCGCGCCGCTGGATTCTGTGAACACGGCGTGAACACTCGTGAACACGGCGTGAACTCATGTGAACACTGTGAACACATACAGAAGCAGAAGCAGAAGCAATACAAGAACCCCCCTACCCCCCTTGCTCACGCAAAGGGGGTGCGCGTGACCCGAGCGCACAAGAAATACGCCGCCGAAGTGCTGCGCCTCCGCTTCGGCCAGTGCCGCCACGACCCGACGTGTGCCGACTACGCCGCGTGTCTGACGGCTACCGCGCGCGAAGTTGCGGAGAAGGCGTCATGAGGCGCTGGACACGCGCACAGCGTGACATGGCCTGCGGTCGTTGCCCCGCCCTGGTGCGGCGTGGAGCGCCACTGTTCGAGTTGAGCGGGCCGGGCTGGCGGAAAGTGCGCTGTGTGTCCTGCGCGGGGGAAGCGGTGCCCGAGGTGATTGCCGACAGCGGCCGGGTCTATCAGGTGGCGCGGTTTGCCGAGCGCATCGAAGCCATGCGCGCCGGTCGGGATTGGAAGCACGCGCAAGCGGGCGAGGAGGGTCGGTGATGCAGGCAGAGGTGGTCTGGCACGGCGGGAAGTGGCGCGAGTACGAACAGCCGACACACGCCATTCCGAGCTCCAGTGAGCCGGAACTCATCGCGGACCGCATCGTGGCCGTGCTCGGTGATCGCGCGATGACGCAGTCGCAAATCCGCGACAGGGTCCATGCGGGCGTGGAAAAGACGCGCGAAGCTCTGCAGCGGATGCTAGCCGAGGGCGTGTTGAAAACGGAATCGGGCCGCGTGGGGCAGACGCTGTATCGGGTGGCGCGATGACGCCCCGCACGACAACGACGAAGGTGCTGGACGCGCTCCACACCGACCGATTTATCGACGCGGGCGCGGTGCAGCGCCGGGCGCGGGTGCGTGGAGAAGCGTGGACGCGGGCGCTTGGGGTGCTGACGCGGCTGCGACTCATCGAGGTAGTCCACATCACGGCCGGCCAGCGTGGCACGCGCCGACTGGCCGAGCGGGTGTATCGCCGGGTGGCCGCATGACCCCGTTCCGACGTGGCGGGGGGCGTAAACGGCGAGACGCGAACGAGCCGCAGATCATCGCGGCGCTGCGGTCCATCGGGTGCCAGGTGTGGCAAGTGAGCGGGGCGGGACTTCCTGACCTCTTGGTCCTCTGCCGGGGCCAGTATCACGCGCTGGAAGTGAAAACCACGACGGGCAAGCTCACGAAGGTGCAGGCGCAGCAGGCGAACCCGTGGCCCATCGTGCGGTCGGTGGACGAGGCGATGCGCGAGGTGTGTGGACGATGACGACGATCAAGGCGGCAGACCTCTTCTGCGGTGCTGGTGGCAGTTCAACCGGCCTGAAGCGCGTGGCGGATGCGCTCGGCGTTCGGCTGGACCTCACGGCGGTGAACCACTGGCCGAAGGCGGTCGAGACACACGCGGCGAACCATCCCGAGGCGCGGCACGTCTGCGAATCGCTCGACAGCATCGACCCGCGCAAGGTCACGGGCGGGTCGCTCGACCTGCTATGGGCCAGCCCGGAATGCACCCACCACAGCACGGCGCGAGGCGGGAAACCCATCAACGACCAGTCGCGCTCCACGGCGTGGTGTGTCGTGCGGTGGGCGGAAGCCCTGCGGCCGCGCTACGTCATCGTGGAAAACGTCCCTGAGTTCCAGACGTGGGGGCCAATCGGCAGCAACAACCGGCCGCTGGTGAGCCGGAAGGGCGAGACGTTCGGCGCGTGGCTGACGGCGATGCGCTCGCTCGGCTACACCATCGAGGCCCAGGTGCTGAACAGTGCCGACTACGGAGCGGCCACGACACGTCGGCGTCTGTTCGTGGTGGCCCGCTTCGACGGTGGGCGCAGCCGTGGGGCTATTCGTTGGCCTGCGGCGACCCATGCGCCGGCCGGCACGGGTGGGCTGTTCGGTGGTCTTCCGCAGTGGCGGGCCGCCCGCGAGATCATCGACTGGAACGAGCGCGGGCAGAGCATCTTCGGCCGGAAGAAGCCGCTGGCCGAGAACACGCTGCGGCGCATCGCTGCCGGGGCGCGCAAGTTCTGGGGACTCGAGCTCGAGCCGTTCCTGATTGCGATGGAGCACGGCGGGCGCACGCTGGACGTGAACAAGCCGCTTCCGACCATCACGACGGCGAAGGGCGGCGCGTTCGGTGTCGTGCAGCCGTTCATCTACCAGCTCACGCACGGCGGTCGCAGCTACAGCGTGGACGCGCCCATCTGCACCGTCACCGGAGCGCATCGCGGCGAGTTGGGCCTCATTGAACCGTTCCTGCTCGGCCAGCAGTCAGGGGCCGAAGGGCGCACCGTCAGCGACCCGACGCCTACAGTCGCCACGAAGGGCGCGATCAGCCTCATCGAGCCGTGCCTCGTGAACTTCTACGGCAGCGGCAGTGGGCTGATCCCGCAGCCGATCGGGCGACCGTTGCCGACCGTGACCACAAAGGACCGGTTCGGGCTCGTGCAGCCGATGTCGCTCGACATCACGTTCCGGATGCTGCGACCGCACGAGTTGGCCGCAGCGATGGGCTTCCCGACCGGCTACCACTTCTCGGGGACGCGCACCGATGCGGTGAAGCAGATCGGCAACGCCGTCGAAGTGAACCAGGCTGCGGCACTGTGGGAACACCCCGTGGCTCAGGTCGCAGGACTCAGGCGGAACGCGGCATGACGGACGTGACCCACATCCGCCGCCCTGACCACAGCGCGTTCTGCGGCATTGCAAAGCCCGTGGAGTCCCTGAGCTTGCGCCACTGGCAGATCGCCGCGTCGAGCGCGGTGGACATCATCCGAGCCGGGGTGCAGAAGGTGCCGGTGGATCGGGCCGATGCGATCAGGGACGGCGTGAACAGCTTGCCGCATCCGGTGTGTGAGGCGTGCGTGGCGGCAGTAAGGGAGGAGGCGTGATGTGGACTGATGCGATGGTCCGCTATCTCAAATGCGTCGAGGCCAGACGATGCGTCAGGTGCCACGGCAAACCCTCCGACAGCGGCGTCCACTGCGCCGAGTGCCGCGCCAAGAATCGCACGCGCATCCGACAGGCGAGAGCCGCGAAGAAAGCGACACGATGATTCACTACCACGGGCTTCCGATTACGCCAGATACCGCCGCCGAGCGAGCCGTCCGCGCCGGTCACGCCTTCGTGTCCTTCGCGCATCCTGGGCAACTCGGACTCGCGACCGCATCGTGCCAGTCGTTCGCGCTCGACAATGGCGCGTTTTCCGCGTGGCGCAGTGGACGGCCTATTACCGACTGGACGCCGTACTACGCATGGGCCGAAGCCGGGAAGCGTGTGCCGCACTGCGATTTCGCGGTGATCCCCGATGTGATCGATGGAGACGAGGCCGCGAATGACCAACTGGTCGAGGCGTGGCCGTTGCCGATCTGGTTTGGTGCGCCCGTGTGGCACCTCCATGAATCGTTCGACCGTCTGCACCGGCTTGTGCGTCGGTTTCCACGGGTCTGCCTGGGGAGTTCTGGCGCGTTCGCGCAGATTGGCACCGAGGCGTGGTGGCAACGGATGCACGAAGCCATGCGCGTAGCCTGCGACGACGACGGGTATCCACTGGCGAAACTGCATGGCCTGCGGATGCTCGACCCGCAGGTGTTCACACGGTTTCCGCTGGCGTCGGCTGACTCCACCAACATCGGGCGCAACATCGGACTCGACAAGAAGTGGTCGGGGCCATACCAGCCGCCCACCAAAGAGGCCCGCGTCGAGACGATGCGAGCGCGGGTGGAATCGCTGAACGCGCCACCACAGTACGACTTCGCCAGAGTCCCCGCTCAGTTCGAGTTGATGTGATGGACATTTTCCAGCGAATCGCCAGCGTCATGGAAGACGACATAGCGGATGACATCCGACGAGCCAAGTGCGGCAGTCAGGGAGGAGGCGTGATGCGCGAGTGTTGGGTGATCGAGGAGCAGGACAAAGAGACGGACGCGTGGCGCGCGGTGATGACATTTGTGGGGCAACCTCCTGCGGAGGAGACGCGCAGGCGTTGGTATAGCGAGTATACCCACCGCGTCGTGCGCTACGTCCCTGCCGACACGGTGGCCCAGGTTGCTGCGCCCCCACAGGAGGACCGCCCGTGAGGTGCCGACACGAACAGAACTCGTGGATTCTCGGTGGGACGTGGTGCTGGTGCTACAGGTGCGGGGCAATCATGCGTCTGAAGGCGACGGGCCGAAACACACTCATTGCGGTGTCTCGGTGGGTGAAGCCCACGGGTCCGAACGGCAAGAACCCACACGAAGAGATGCTGAAGCCGCCGATTCGGCGCAAGCCACAGGAGGACCGCAAACCATGAAACATACATGGCGTTATGCCGAGACTGACCGCATTGCCCTCCTGCCGTGCCGTCGATGTGGGCAAGACAGCATGGCTAGTCGCAGCACGTACCGCTGTGTGTGCTGGAAGCTGCGCCTCCCACGGCGCAAGGAGGAGCGTGAACTATGACGACGGACGAACGCCTCGCTGAATTGCGCGCTCATAGCGAACGATCTTGGGGGCAACCAACGTGGGCAGCGGTGACGTTCCTGCTGGCCGAGTTGGACGCCGCCCGCGCCAAGGACGCCGAGGAGATAGCGGACCTCACGCGGAAGCTGCGCGTGTTCCTGTCCTTCCCCTGCCACTGGACCCGAGGCGAGATCGAATACACGACCGACTGCGGCCAGGTGGCCTTCCCGGTCACGAGCGTTCCGGACGGCCAGTGCCACGGCTGCGGACGCCCGATTGTCGTGAGCTAATCACGGAGGACTATGCCCCCGACTGCTGCCCGTCTCGCGTGTCCCTCCTGCGGCCACGCCTACAGCCGCGTGATGCATGTGCAGTACAACGACGACGACTCAACGGCGGTGGGCATCTGGCGCCGCCGACAGTGCCTCGCCTGCCACGCCAGGTACACCACGATGGGCACCGAGCGCGTCGTCGGCAGTCCCACGATCACCATCGCCCTCGAAATTATTCCACCGCGCTCAACTTAACCGCGATAGATCGCACACGTCGATCCGGTAGGTGTGCGATTCTGACCCCGAGTGGCGAAGACATCGCGCACCGCACCCGTTTCCAATAAAAAACAGCCCGTTACTGCGCCGAAGGACCGCCCGAAACCGCCCAATGCGGGTAAGGGGCGGCCGAAGGGGCGGCCGAACATGGCCACGCGTGCCATCAAGGACATCGCCACGGGCCTCCTCACCGATCCCGCCTACCAGGCAGAACTCCGCACCCGTCTGCATGAGGGGAAAGCCCCCCACATGGAGACACTCCTGCACCATTACGCGTATGGGAAGCCGAAGGACACGGTCGAAGGCACGCTGACCCATCTCCATAAGGTCTACGGGTGGCAGGAGCAGTAGCCACCGAGCTCGTGCGGCTCCCCTACGCGCCCCGCCCCCTGCAGCGCGTGATCCACGCCGCGCTCGATGCGCACCGCTTTGCCGCGGTGGTCTGCCATCGGCGTTTCGGCAAGACGGTCCTCGCCGTCAATCACCTGATCCGCGCGGCCATGCGCTGCGAGAAGGAGCGCCCCCGCTTCGCGTACATCGCCCCGACGTACCGCATGGGGAAAGCGATCGCGTGGGACTACCTGAAGCACTACGTGAGTCCCGTGGATGGCGTGACCGTGAACGAGTCGGAGCTCCGCGTGGACTTCCCGTTGAACGGGGCGCAGATTCGCATCTACGGCGCCGACAACCCCGACGCGCTGCGCGGCATCTATCTCGATGGTTGCGTCCTCGACGAGTACGGCCTGATGGCGAGCAACCTCTTCTCCGAGGTGCTGCGCCCGCTTCTGGCCGACCGGAAGGGCTGGGCGCTCTTCGTGGGCACGCCCAACGGCAAGAACCAGTTTTACGACGTGGTGCAGACCGCCCAGCGTGAGCCGGGCTGGTTCTACGCCGCGTACCGGGCCAGCGAGACCCACCTGATTGACGCCCACGAGCTGTCCGAAGCCCGCCGCGTCATGTCCGACGACGAGTACGCGCAGGAATTCGAGTGCAGCTTCGAGGCGTCCGTCAAGGGCGCCATCTACGCCCGCGAAGTGGCCCTCGCCCGCGAGCAGGGCCGCATTACGGTGGTGCCGTACGACCCGTCGCTGCTCGTCTCGACTGACTTGGACATCGGCGTCGACGATGCGATGTCCATCGTCTACAGCCAGACCACGCCCGCCGGTCAAGTCCGTGTCATCGATTACGACGAGGTGATCGGCAAAGGGCTGGACGAGTTCGCCCGGTTGGTGCGCAGTAAGCCCTACGTCTACGAGGCCCACTACGCCCCCCACGACATTCAGGTCCGCGAGTGGGGCGGCGGGGCGCGGACCCGGCTGGACATGGCCCGCTCAATGGGCCTGCACTTCAGCATCGCCCCGAAGGTGCAGAGCATCGCGGAGCGCATCTATGCGGCGCGGTCGATCTTCCCGCTGACGTGGTTCGACCAGGGCAAGTGCGCCCGGCTGCTTGAGTGTCTCCAGCACTACCGCTGGAAGGAGCGCACCGTGGACCCCACGGGGGCCGCACTGCCGGTGCATGACTGGGCGAGTCACGGGGCCGACACGTTCGGCCAGCTCGCGTACAGAAACCCCCGCACGGCGCAGAAGGCCGATCTGATGGCGGGGGCGGCGCTGCGAAAAGCGCAGCAGGACGCGGATCCATTCCGCTGGAACACACAGGAGCGCCGCGGGCGCGGAGGGTACTGAGCATGGGTAAGGGTATGAAGGCGAGCAAGGGCAAGGCGGGCAAGGGCGGGAAGAAGGGCTGCTAACGATGGCGCAGACCTCCGGGGTCTTCCCGGCGCTCTCTGACAACGTCGGCAAGCGCAAGCCGAAGCGCGTGAAGAAGTAGCTATGTCCAAAGCCCCCCGTTCCCCGTTTGATGTCCGTCTGTCCGATGACGCCCGGAAGAAGCTCGCTATCTGGCTGGCTGACCAGGTGCAGGACGGGCTGACCGCGCGTGCCACTGAAGAACGCGAAGTCAGCTACTGGTGGACGCTGTACGAACAGGGACGGACACGCACGGGGGCACCGTGGAAGGACGCGGCCGACCTCACCAGCTACATCCCCACTGAGAAGACCGACGCGCTCCATGCCCGCCTGATGCGCACGGTGTTCGGCGCGGAACCGGTGTGGACCGTCGAAGGGTGGGGGGAAGCGTCCAACCGCGCCCCCATCGTCGAAGAGTTTCACCAGTGGAAGGTGGAGGAGGAGCGGCTGCAGTCGGTGATCGACCGGCTGGCCCTGCAGGCGCTGGTCGAGCCCCGCGGGCTGATCGAAGTGTCGGAAGGCACCGACATCCGAACGGTGCGCAAGCAGATCACGGCCAAGCTGACGATCCACCCGGAGACGGGCGGGCCGGTGCTGTCCGAGGATGGGACGCTGCTCAAGGAGCGCGACCGCCGCGGCAACTTCGTGGAAGCGAAGGAGGGCGAGCCCGCCGAAGACACCGTTATTGACTCGCCCGAACTGGTGCGCACGGGGCCGGTGTACCGCATCCTGCCGTACAGCGACTCGCTGATTCTGCCGGCGCACGCCCGCGACCAGGACGAGATCCGCGCCTACGCGAAGCGATTCTGGCGCCGGATGGACCAGCTCGAGGCCAAGGCCGACGCGGGGGTGTACGACGAAGACACCGTCGAGCGGATGCACGGGGTGAGCGACCGCGAGGGGAACGACCGCCTCGACGCCTCCGGTGTAGTGGTCACCCCCACGAACCACGGCCAGTCCGAGAAGGAGCTGTGGGAAGGCATCATCCTCGTCGACCTCGAAGAGCTGTACGAATCGCTCGGCATCGAGGGCCGCGTGGACAAGGCGCTCAAGGGTGAGCGGTGGTACCTCTTCACGCTCCACATGCCCACGCTGGGCCTGCTGCGCCTGCAGTTCGATGACATGGAGCGGTCCCGGTTCGTGCCGGTGATTCTCTTCCCCCGCGTGGACCGGGTGACCGAGGGCTACTCCCTCATCGGCCACAAGCTGATCACGGTCACAGAAGAGCACACCGCGTGGCGCAACATGGCGGCCGACCGCGGGGCGATGAAGAACGCTAGCCCGGTGAAGCGGCAGCTCGGCGCGCTGTGGGATCCACAGACCGACCCGTGGCGACCTGGCGCGGTGATCGACGTGCGCGACATGCGCGAAATCGAGGCGATGGACGTGCCCGACGTCGCGCAGAGCGTCTTCGAGCACATCTCGATGACCGAGCGCATCGCCGAGCGCATCGCGGGGATCAACGACGTAGCCTCTGGTCAGGTGGCCAGCCAGAACCGGACGCTGGGCGAAGTCCAGATGGCGACGGAGCAGTCCTTTGTTCGCATGGATCTGGTCGTGAAGCGGTTTCAGGAGGCGCTCGAAGAACTGGCGCAGATTCGCCACGCCATCTGGAAGCGCACGCTGGCCGAACGCGGTGAGGACGGCATCGAAGCCCCGGCGTCGATGGTCAGCAACCTGGAGGGCCGCGGCGAGAGCATCGACTCCGCGCTGCCGGGCAACCGCGTCACGGCGGCCATGCTCGACGGCGTGTTCCGCTTCAAGCCCCACGGGAGTGTCGAGAACGCCGACCCGAATCGCCAGCGCAACGACCTGATCGGGATGTTACAGGCACTCCCGATGATGCTCGGCGCGTTCCCGGCGCTGCGGATGGCGTTCTCGTCACCGCAGGCCGCCCGCGCGATGGGCCGGGAGTTCTTGAAGGCATTCAAGGTCCGCAACCAGCAGGCCATTCTCGGCAGCGTGAGCTTTGACCTGCAGCAGCAGACGATGCTCGACGGCTTGCCGATGGCCCCCGCGATTCCGATGCCGCAAGGCCCGCCGATGCCCGGTGGACCGATGAGCGGTCCGATGCCACCTGAGGCGAGTGGACCGCCGGCTATGGCAGGCGCAGGCGGCAATGTGCGGCCTGGTGGCATTCGAGCGTCAAGCGGTAGACCCTCATCGGTTCGAGCGGTTGAGTATGGCGCTCCGGGTGGAACATCCGCGTTAGAACTGCTGGCGTCAGGCGATGTGATTGGCGCGTCTCGTCGGATTGGATTTAGTGATTAAAGCTGGAGGACCGCAGGGCGGATTCCCGCCCATCGCATGAGCACCTACAACCCGCACGGCGACCTGTGCCTGTCCATCTTCTCGGACGTGTACGCCACGGGCGCCCTTGTCTTCCCCCCGAACGCGCGTGTGCTGGAAATTGGCTGCGCGGAAGCCGACTGGCAGACGCCCATGCTGGCGATCCGGCCTGACCTGCAGATCACCGGCATCGACTGGCGCAAGTGTAAGCGGCCCGGCACCACCATCCAGGGCGACGTGCTCGTGCAGGACTTCCCCGACGCCTCGTTCGACGTGGTGGTGGGCATCTCGAGCATCGAGCACATCGGGCTGGGCCACTACGAAGCCGACCCGAAAGACGCTACCGGGGACGCGTTCTGTATGCAGCGCGTGGCCCGCTGGCTGAAACCCGGCGGGTGGGCGTATCTCGACGTGCCGTTCAACGCGCGCGGGTACATGGTGCTGAACACCGAAGCCCGCATCTACGACGACGAGCAGCTCCAGCACCGACTGGTGGACGTGGCCGGGCTGACGCGGTCCGGGACGTGGTACGCGACCCGGTCGGGCAAGTTTCTCGGCACGAATCGTCCGGAGCCGCGCGACCTGCCCCACTTCGACTACGTGGCCCTGCTGGTGACCGCATGAGCGACACCGAGAAAGACGACCTCGACGCCCTCGTGGCCTCGCCCGGCTGGGCGCGGCTGAAAGCCTACGCACAGGCGGAGTACGGCCCGCAGATCATCATGCGTGTGGCGGCCGAACCAGACGACGCCGCGGCCCTGTTGAAACTGCGACAGGCCACCGCGATCAACGGGGCCATCAGCGTGCTGCTCGACTACCCCGCACGCCGCCTGCGCGACCTGCAGCCCGAGACGGATCCGCGCCAGCCGTACGCCCGTGGGGGTGTGCGATGAGCCTGCAGCCGCTGGCGGACCGCGTGATGGTGCGCCCTGACCCCGTGGTGTCCGAGACGAAGAGCGGCATCGCACTGGTCGAGGACTGGCCGCAGGAAACCTCCGGCGTCGTGGTGAGCCTGGGCGCCGCGGTGCGTGAGGAAGTGCAGGTCGGGGACCGCGTGATCTTCGGCCAGAACGCGGGACAAGTCATGGACATCAACGGACAACGGCTCTTTGTCATGCGCGAGCGTGACCTGATTGCAGTGGTGACCGCATGAGCGACGACGGACTGATGAACCTCGAAGACGACGGCCCCGTACCCGTCGCAGACGTAGCGCCGGCAGAGCCTGAAGCGGTTGCCGCGCCCGACGCACCCTCGGCTGACCCGGACGAAGCCGACGCGGTCGACATCGGCGGGCAGAAGGCGGTCCCGCTGGCCGTCGTGAAGGAACTGCGCGAGAAGGTGCGCAACCTGAGCGAAAAGGCGCAGAAGGCCGACGCGCTCGAAGCGTGGCAGCGGGAGAACGAGCCCGCCCTCCGCTTCCTGCAGAACAACC